GATATAATCTATAACAAATTAAAATAGTATAAATTCATTCCCCGCTACATATAGTAGTCGGGGAATTTTTTATGGAAAAAAGACGCCTGAAGCAATTAATCGAGGAATTAGAAGATGTAATTGCTGAGCTGAAAGTAGAAGTATATGCAGATGTAGATAATTACAAAGTTGAGCCTGGTTATTTTGGTGATGATGACGATGATGGATATCCTGATTGACTATGAAAATCCTTGGACCTACAACGGAAAATATTTTGGTTCAAGTGATATTCAAGATTATTTTGGTTTTGTATATCTTATTACTTGCCTTGAAACTAATCGCAAATATATTGGTAGAAAATATTTCTGGAGCTTCCGCAAGAAGGGAGGCAGTAGTAGACGAACTAAGATGGAGTCTGACTGGAAGAAGTATTATGGATCCTGCCCAGAACTTAAAGATGATGTCAAAAAGTTCGGTAAGCAACACTTCAAACGAGAGATCCTAAGCCTACATAAAACAAAAGGCACTTGTAATTACGAAGAGACTAAACAACTGTTCCTAAATAATGTATTGATAGAAGAGTTAAACGGTGCTCCAGCATTTTATAACTCTAATATTCTTGGTAGATACATGAGGAAGGACTACTATGGAAAGTCGCCCAGCTAATATCCAAAAGTTAGTTGATGACTTAGTGCAGTGGTCTGGTGATAGAATGGAATATTTAAATACTGTTGGTAGAACCGAAGACCTTTATGCAATATATGAGGAATGGTGGGAATGGATAGAAAGACCAGATATATGTCCAGTTGTCGTACTGGAACAGCAGCCGCCAGGACAAGCTTGACATGAGCACCATGGTCCTGGTATACTTAAGAAGTTCAAAGGACAGGACCATGACAACCATCGAAAGAAAGAAAACTGAAGATGACATCATCGATCTGATCCACACCCTTGTTTCAGAAGGTGAAGTTCAAAAAGCAATTGAGCTTTACAACAATTTTAAGGGTAGAATTGAACAAGGGTCAGTATTCATAGAGTACTGATTCTTTCCTGTCTCAGTAGCTCAGTGGATAGAGCAACTGCCTTCTAAGCAGTCGGTCGTTGGTTCGACCCCAACCTGAGTCGCCAGGGCGATTAACTCAGCGGTAGAGTTCCTCGTTTACACCGAGGCAGTCGGCGGTTCGAATCCGTCATCGCCCATCGGAGGTTAATTATGAAACGATCTGATATTCATAAATTATACAATTGGGCAATAGAGCAAGACTTTCCTCTCCGTAAAGCCCCAACCTCAGTAGGATACTCCAATCAGGATATCTATTTCTGTTGGTTGAAAGGACACGGGAAAGCTTGGAACGGTGTTCGGGAAAGTGTAGTGACCGAACAGGAGATTGTGGATATACTTGACTCGGAAGAAATTTTATTTGCCACCGTTGCATGTTTTCTTCCTGGTACAGAACTGGGTCCACATAGAGATCCTAATGTTTACGATGGTAAAAAGTATAGAAGGATTCAGATTCCTTTGCTAGTTCATCCAACCGATTGTTATATGGTTTGGCAGGGTGAGAAAAGATATTGGCAACCTGGTAAACCAGAAATTTATGATGTTATGGATCACGTCCATGAAGGTTACAATTTTTCAGATGACGATATGATTTTTATGTTTATAGATATAGAGAAGAACGATGTTAACAGTACGTTGCAAGAGATGTAATGAGACACTTACATCTAGACATGCCTATGACTTTCAAGTTTGCTCCTGTGACAATCAAACCTATGTCAAGGGAGATGTGATTGGAGGTAGAGATCTGAAACATGTTATTCAGATCGGTCAACCTCGTGATACCGATAAGCTTGGAATTGGTAAAGAAGAACAGAAAAAAAGAACAACTAGACTTAGTGATGTCCAGATAAGATGAATGTTAAATCTTACGATCAAATTATAGATTCATACACTTCAGAATTTCTGAAGCAGGAATGTAAACAGATTGAAGAGTATGGATTAGTTGGCAATCACTGGGTAGGTCTTTATGATGAACCTCAGAATAGTCTTGAGAAATATGTTCAAGACTCTTTTGATTTTTACTTAGCTGATCAGTTTCCAAATGCTATTGGATTCGAGTGGTGGTTTCATACCTATTATGATGATGATAGATTCCTACCCTTTCATGTTGATTGCGATGAATACCTGAGAAAAAATGATAGTAGATATGTACTACCTCTCATTTCTACGGTGACATATTTGAATGCACATCACTCACCAACAATAGTTTTAAACATGGCTCAGTTTGGTGAAGATCTTATGCAGTTTGAACCACGCAAGCCAACTGAAGTTACTTACTCTGTTCCTGGTGAAGGTAAGTTCTTTACATTTGATTCTAGATATGTTCATGGTGTCCTTGAAGGCAACCTTGAACGCTACACCTTAATGTATAATGTATGGCATTACAGACCAGAAACTTTGATGAGAAGTAATTACAGATCTGTCGTTAAGAACTCTCAGTTCTTTAAGTGTGATCCTGAGGAACCTAGTCTGTACCTGGGACAAACAAGATGCCCTTTACAAACGAGCTATAATGGTGTAGAATTTCAATTGAAGGTTCCAAAAGCGATGAACTTTCACCAAACATGGATTGTAAAATCCTAATACATATGGTATAATGGAAAGGTGGTCGAGTGGTTGAAGGCTCTAGTCTTGAAAACTAGCGATGTGAAAGCATCCGTGGGTTCGAATCCCACCCTTTCCGCCACGGGGCGTAGTTCAGCGGTAGAATGCTGGTTTTGGGAACCAGAGGTCACAGGTTCAATCCCTGTCGCCCCGACTCTTTAATACTTCATTCAATCTAATATGGAAATCATAGAGATCACAGAAGAAGAAGCACAAGAACGACTTGACGAGCTTGTGGACAGTGCAGAAACTGGTCAGGTCTACTGTATTGTCAGACCTGACGGTAGTAAAGTAATGATGGTTCCAGCAGACCCCTCTCTCCTTGGTGATTATGACTTCCTTACAGACCACGACGACGCCTGCTAAAGTTCAGGTGTTCCTTGAGCGGTTCCCCTATCGGTTTGTTACAGTTGGCACTATCGATCTCAACGGTATGCCAGACTATCGCATTCAGAAGTGGAACGAGTGGAGCAAGCGTTACAAGGACATGTATCTTTGTGACAACGGTATGCAGTTTGAGATTGCCATGGAAGATCCAGAGTATGCTAAGTGGTTGGATCCCGATCCCGAAGTCGGTGCCTATCGTAAGTTTGACTAGTCCTGGAATGACTTAAAACTTATCCTGGTGGAGTCAATCCCCTTATGCCCGTGATGGAGACACGTTAAAAACCCTGGTCGGGATGGGTCAACGACCCCTCGGGTTTCCAATTTTTCCATAAGAATTGGTGGTGCGGATGGAGGTAACTCCCGCCTGGTTTCTTGCTTCCAGTAAAAGAGCAAGTGGCGTGCATGGAGTCCTAAATAGAGGAGCCTAGCTCCTCTATTTTTTATGCCTACCGAACACGACGATCACGATAAGAAAAGAGAATGGTTATCTGATTCAATCAAGGTTGCTGTATTGATTTGGTCAGCTGGACTTCTTACCGCTTCATATGTAAGACTTCCTAGCGGACAAAAAATCATGGATTTTGATCCAACCTTTATTGCATCTGTTTTCTCTGGATCCCTTGCAGGATTTGGTATCACTGCGGCAGCTAAGTCGATGGGTAATGCCAACGGAAATGCCAACGGCGCAGCAAATGCCAACGAAATGCCAATTTATGCAAGACCAAAAGACGAAGAAGAGAAGTCTGAACCAGAAGTTATGCCTGTCTGGGAAGAACCAACTCCTTCTGTTGACTTAGAGTCTCGCGTTGAAGCTCTCGAATCAAAAGTTGAATCTTCTGATGAAGTAGTTTCAGAAGAGAAGCCTTATCAAAGGGGTGAACTCTGATGCAAAAATTATTTAATGCTCTTGCAGTTGCCTCATTTCTTATGAGTGCAACTGCAGTTGGTGCTGGCGTGTATGCTTACATGAATAGAGAAACTCTAATCGAGCAAGCAAAGCGTGAGATCATGGAGGCAGTGATGCCCAAAGGTGTAAAAGAAGTTACAGAAAAGTTACCATTTAAATTACCATTTTGATATGCCAAGAGGTAAAGTTACCAAGGACATTATCAAGTGTGAGGTACTCAAACTAAAAAGAGATTTAGATCTTGAGTGGATGGATAAGTCTGGATATGATCCAAAGTTATTAGCTCATCGTTACCTCAATAAAATTCTTGATAAACTAGATGAATATTACATGTAAATGGATGAGATTCCTGAAATCAACGTTCCAAAAATTGAGGTCCCAGTCATTCGTGAACTGGGACCACCTGTCCTTGTACCTCCAACTACTAGGTCTTTATCCAAACCTGTAGTAGAAGTTCCTACTGCTGAAGTTCCTTATTATTATCCCATCGATGTTCCTACGATGGAACAGTGGAAACAGATGGTTGAGGGGCAAAGGCAGCAAGAGGAAAAGAATGAAGAACCTCAGGAGAAGTCTAGACAACTTCCTCCCCCTGCCCCTCAACTGCCACAAGTTGTTCAAAATTCGCAGGATAATCGGAATATTTCCGATTTACCACCCACAAATAATCTAGGAGTACCTGTAATTGAAGTACCCCTCATCGGAGAAGTCCCAATTCCTCCTAAAGAACAGGTTTTACTTGCTGGTACTACTGCTACTGCTTCCGTTGCTGCGGCT